ACATCCTCTTCCATACATCCTATGGTGATAAGATTATCTTTGTTGTCGGCTACGGCAACAAGCGTAAGTGGAAGGATGCCCTGGGCGGCCAGTACGGATGCCTGTATATCGATGAGATAAACACGGCTGACATTGAGTTTGTGCGTGAGGCCGCCATGCGGAGCGATTACCTGATGGCCACGCTCAATCCGGACGACCCAGGTTTGGATGTATACAAGCAGTATATCAACTGCTCCCGGCCATTGCCTGAATGGGAATCAGAGACACCAAAGGAAATTAAAGACGAATTGCAAGAGGAGCCAAAACCCGGCTGGGTACATTGGTTCTTTTCTTTTGCCCATAACCTGGGCCTGAGCAAGGAAAAACTGGAACAGATAATGACCAATACCCCGAAGGGAACGAAAATCTGGAAGAATAAGATTCAAGGCCTGCGTGGTAAGGCAACCGGATTGATATTCTCCAACTTTGAGCGGTCTAAGCATGTCATCACAGTCCAGCAGGCCAGGGCACTAAAATTCAAGAAGTTTACGGCCGCCCTGGACACGTCCTACTCGTCCAAGTCCCCGGATACCATAGCCATGATATTCCAGGGGATTACAGAGGACCGGAAGCTTGTGACCCTGGCTGAGAAGGTCTACAACAACGCCAAACTTGATATCCCGTTGGCACCCAGCGACACGGCGGTCAAGTTCGTAGCCTTCCTGGAGCAGTGCCGGAAGGATTGGGGATTTGCCAAGGATGTGTACATAGACAATGCGGACCAGGCGACCATTACGGAGCTGCGCAAGTACAAGCGGCTTAAGGGCTGCCTGTATAATTTTTACGATTCCTACAAGCGGCCGGAGATTCTGGACCGTATCAACCTGCAGTTGGGCTGGATACAGCAGGGATGTTACCTGGTGGTGGATACCTGTGCGGAGCACCTGTCCGAGTTAGACCGGTACTCGTGGGATGACGAGAAGGATAAGCCAGAGGATAGGAACGACCATACCATTAATGCCAATCAGTATGCGTGGATACCATACCGGAACCTGATTGGATTTGAGGAGGCGATAAAAAGTGATAAGTAGAGATTGGGAGCGTAAACAAAACGAACGGAGAAAAAGGCTTCTGAAAAAGGCATGGGAGGAATGGGAATCGTGGACGCAGAAAGAGCGGGATATCTGGAACCTGGAAATGATGCAGACCGACATAGCGTACATGTCATTGGCCTACCGAAGCGGGTACCACGCATCGCTGGGGCGTGCAATTGCAGTGCTTAAGGAGGTTGAGAAGAAATGAGGTGGTTAAGCAACATGAATGAGACAATTAAACGTGGCATTCGTACCTGGCTGAATGTGGTTCCGGCCAGCGGGAACTGCATCCAGATTAACGAGGTCCTGGACTTCGAGGCCAACGCAATCCGGAACCGCATATGGTACCGTGGCGATGGTAACGAACTGGAGCAGATGTACCAGCAGGCTCCAGAGTATGCTGACAAATATAAATTCTGGGCCAGCAGGTGCACACCAGGAATGGAGATGCGGAAGATACATACGGGACTGCCAGGCTTGACTGTCCGTATCCTGTCTGGCATCGTTTTGGATGACATGAACGATTTTGACTTTGCAGAAAATGACCAGCAGCGGCAGCTGTGGGAGGACATAGCAAAGGATAACAAGTTCGCGAAGAAGATGGAGAAGGCATTGAAGGAAGTCCTGTACATCGGGGACGGTGCCTTCAAGGTCACGATTGATACGACCGTCAGCGAGTTCCCCATCCTGGAATGGTATCCAGGGGAACGAGTTGAGATTGTCCGGAACCGGGACCGGGTGAAGGAGGTCGTGTTCAAGACGCCGTATAAGGCTGGCCATCAGCAGTATGTCCTATATGAGCATTATGGATATGGTTACATATACAACGAGTTGTACAAGGGTGACACTTCGGTGCCCCTCAATGCTATCGACGCCACCAAGGGCATCAAGGACACGAAGTTTGATGATAATGTCATCCTGGCAGTACCCTTGCAGGTGTATGAGTCCACCAAATATGAAGGACGCGGCGGCAGCATCTTTGATGGTAAGCTGGACAGCTATGACGCCTTTGACGAGGCCTGGTCCCAGTGGATGGATGCTCTGAGGGCCGGCCGTGCCAAGACATACATACCTGAGTGCCTTGTGCCGCATAATCCGGAGACCGGTCAGGTCATCAAGCCAAATCCGTTTGATGACCGATATTTTGCCTCTGATAACGACATGTCAGAAAGTGCGGATAACAAGGTCAACGTGGTGCAGCCGGCAATACCCCATGACAGTTATCTTGCATCTTACTGTACAGCACTGGACCTTTGTCTGCAGGGGGTCATAAGTCCCAGCACTTTGGGCATTGATGTCAAGAAGCTGGATAATGCTGAGGCTCAGCGTGAGAAAGAAAAGGCTACCCTGTATACCCGGAACGCCATCGTGGAGGCGCTGCAGGAAACACTGCCTGAGCTGGTGGGGGCAACCATCAACGCATATAACTTCCTGCATGGAAAGGCTGCGGAGGAGGTCAAGGTGGACATCCCATTCGGCGAGTACGCCAACCCATCCTTTGAGAGCCAGGTGGAGACCCTGGCCAAGGCCCGGCCCGGTGCTCCTATGATGAGCATTGAGGCCCAGGTGGAGGAACTGTATGGGGACAGCAAGGATGAGGCGTGGAAGCAGGAGGAGATTGCCCGGCTGAAAGCGGAGCAGGGTATTGCAGAAGTGGAAGAACCCGGAATCAGTACGTCTGCCGGTGGCTTCCAACTAAACATGGGGGGAGGAAAGGCATATGAAAGTCAAGGTAATGAACCGCCTGTACCAGATGAACCAGAAGGAGTACCAGGGGCTGCTGCAGGTGGCAAGTGAGCAGGTGCCATTCGGGATATACGCCATTGAGAAGCAGGGATATGCAGAGCTGCGCTGTGATAAGTGTAGCAGCGTCACACAGCTTAAGAGTCTGACACGGCAGTTTAAGGCGCAGGGGTTCAAGGTGCATGCAAATGGGAGGTGATGCCGTTGACAGAGTACGATATCGGCGCCGCCTTCAAAGCCATAGAGGATGAGCTGATTGCCTCCATGATTCGCAACATGGACCGACACCGGGCCGAGGAAACGAAGGAAGGCATTGAGTGGTCCATGTGGCAGGCCGAACAGTTGAAAGCCCTGGAGAAGTACAAGAGGGACAACCAGAAACGCTTTAAGGGCCGATTCCAGGACCTCAACAAAGAAATGGGGGAGCTGATACGGATATCCAGGCAGCGCGGTAATATGCAGCAGGAAGTCAAGATACTCGATGCCATCCGGAAAGGTTTTCCTGCTAAGAAAATCAGTCAAGGCGTCACGGCAGAGTTTTTCCGGCTCAATGACCGAAAATTGGAGGCCTTGATTAAGGCAACCACCAATGATATGCAGCAGGCAGAAACAGCCGTCCTTCGCATGGCCAACGACCAGTATCGGAAGGCCATCTTTAATGCCCAGGTATATGCCAATTCCGGCGCCGGTACCTACGAGAAAGCCGTTGATATGGCTACCAAGGACATACTTACCCGAGGGCTTAACTGTGTGGAGTATGCCAATGGTGCCCGTCATACCCTGGCGGATTATGCCGACATGGCCATCCGGACGGCATCCAAGCGGGCTTACCTACAGGGCGAGGGAGAGAAAAGGCAGGAATGGGGGATTACCACGGTCATCATAGCTAAGCGCGGCAATCCATGTCCTAAGTGTCTGCCCTTTGTCGGTAAAGTCCTGATTGACGACGTCTGGTCTGGCGGAAAGAAATCCGATGGGCCGTATCCCCTCATGAGTAAGGCCATAGCATCCGGACTGTATCACCCCAGATGCAAGGACAGCCATACAACCTATTTCCCTGGCATCTCCACGGCGGACGATACCTGGACTGAAAAGGAACTGGAGGCGGTCGGTCAGACCAATAAACAGGAGGCCGGGCAGCAGTATGTAAAGAGGCAGGCAGAGAAGTATGGACGGCTGGCGGAATATTCGTTATCACCAGAAAATCAGAAGCAGTATAAACAGAAATCTGAGAAATGGGAGAGGGAGGCAGGAAAGAGATACACGGTCTCAGATGAGATAAAGGTGCATCGGGATGATACACCTGAAAAAATGATAGATTTAGTAGATAAATACACAGAGGATGAATTTGTTGTGCTTAATGAGACGGCTGAGCATGCGTATGCGTATGACCCGGACACAGATACAATTGTAATCAATATGAAACACCCTCAGTATCCATATCAAGACTACAAGGAAATTATGCTCCATGAGCTGGCGCACAGAATTGACCAGAATGAGTTTGGAAGCCCTATGAGCACAGAGTTTTCGAATGCTATCACCGAAGTGGAAAAGTATTTAATGAAAAACGCTGAACGATATAGGAAAATGTTTGAACCGGGCGGAGAACTGGAGTATAATAACCTTATCAGCGACATGATGGGATGCATTACGGATAATTCAATTGTCGGTGGGGCTTTTCATGCTTCGCAATATATTGGCGTTCCGGGATACACAGAACTGGAGGTATTTGCCGATATCTTCTCTGCGTTGTATCAGGGGGATGATGATACTGTTAAATTCATAAAAGATGAGTTTCCGGATATACACAAAGCATTTCTGAGGGTTATAGGGGGATGATTCATGCTTAAGAAAGAGTTTGTTGATATGATGAGAGATGATGAGGAACTGCAGGAATTGCGCCGTAAAGTGTATTCGGTTACCGGGCAGCTTAAAGATATATCATTCCGTATTGGAGCAAATTACACTTATGAAGAATGGAAAGAGCAGCTGAGAAAAATTGTAGAAGAACACGAAACCACCAGTCAGTAATGGCCGGTGGTATTTTATTTGTTGCGATATCGCAACGGAAAGAAGGTGGAGATATGACCCCGGCAGTACAGATTACGGCAATTATATGCCTGACACTTATTATATTGTGTTGGAATGGAAAGAAGAAATGAGTGAAGCACGCGGGACTATCCCGGGTGTTATTTTTACGCCCAAACACGAGCATGGCTTAAAACTGCTGCGTGGCCAGCGACACTGATGACAATGGATGCAATAAAAAATTACAGGGTGACACCCTTAAAATGGAGGTATGGATGATGAAACGTATGAACTTACAGTTATTTGCTGAGCCCGCAGGTGGAGCAGAGCCGCCGGCAGGAGGTCAGAATCAGCAGCAGACACAAACTCAAACAGGACAGCAGGCATCCCCGGCAATTGATTATGCCAAAATCCAACAAATGCTGGAAGGGACTCTGGCCGCTAAGGAGGACACGGCCTTGAAAGCCTACTTCAAGCAGCAGGGGCTCAGCCAGGAAGAAATGGAACAGGCAATT